TCCGAAGAAGTAACGATGCCTTACTCACAGTACAGTCCTAAACAGAAACGCCTAGCTGCTGTAGCTGGTGATAAGAAAAAGATAACACAAGCTGACATCATAGCGTTAAGAAGGCGTGGTGTTACTTTAAAGAGCCGTGGCAAAAAAGCGTAAAGGTGTATCACTATCCCTCGGTAGAGGTGAGAAGTCCCGTAAGGGTGGGCTGACTGCTAAAGGCAGAGCTAAGTACAATCGTGCTACTGGTTCTAATCTGAAAGCTCCTCAGCCTGGCGGTGGTCCTAGAAAGCGTTCCTTCTGTGCAAGGATGTCTGGAGTCAAAGGACCAATGAAAGACAGTAAAGGTAGACCTACTCGTAAAGCTTTAGCGTTGCGTCGTTGGAAATGCTAACAGATGGCTAGAACTCCTAGAAGACAAGTAGTTCGTCCTAATCCTTTAGCGTTTCAACAACGAACGATTGCTGCTGTTTCATCTGCTGTTGCTACAGAGAACAAACAAAAAGCAGAAGACTTACAATCAAAAGTTACATCTTTAGAGAGTGATCCATTCTTTGTTACTATTGACGGAGGTGGTCCGGTCTTAGAAGACACTGATATATTCGACGGAGGACAAGCAGATGCCTAGTTTTACAAAGCGTATACAATTAAGAAGAGGTACTTATAGTGAATGGCGGGAAGAGAATCCTGTGCTTTTAGAGGGTGAAGTAGCGATTGAATTAGACGCAAATCGTAATCGTATTAAAATAGGTGATGGTGTAACTGCTTGGAACTCACTGCCTTACTTCCTTGACGCTCGTGAAGAAGAAGTAGGAGACCACGCAGAATTTCTTGAAGGCTTGACAGGTGATCCGTGATCTAATAACAAAGGTCGGAGTTAACCAATTAAGCAAAATTAGATATGAGTGTATGGTATCAAATGGGACAAAGTGTTAGAAATTTACTAATATCTTTAACTAGTACTAGTAAAGCAATTTTAGACACTGAGAGTAATATACAGGCTAGGACAGATGATGAGTTAGGAACTATAGCTTTTGCTACAGATACTAATAAATTATATGTATATACAAGTTCTGGATGGCAACACGCTCAATAATTTTGACAAACACTAATCACTAACATAACAATTATAAACGATGGCTAACATACTTCAACAAATCGGAACGACTGTTAAGTCTAAGTTGGATCAAAAGGTAGATAAGACGGATGCAGTATCAGACTTCTTAAAGTCTGTACTAGGATTTCCTCAAGATACCGTTGCACCCGAAGTAGACACAGCAGCTAATATTACAGCTAGAACCAGCGACGATGTCGGTACTATTATGTACGGAACTGATTCCTTTAAACTATATGTTTTTGATGGCACTAACTGGCAAATCTTTAATAACAGCTAAGATATGAGCGACATTACATTAATTAACGACAGCGAACAATCGCAGTTAGTAACGAACGGACTTGCTGTAAATGGTGAGTTATACTTAAAGAAAGAAGGCAGTACGGACGCTGGTTCTATTGTTGTATATGACAGCGGTTCTTGGAGAACATTTTCTAATGATGCAGTTAGTTTCGTTCAAACCTACAGCTTAAATTTTGATGGTACTAATGATTATTTAGATGCAGGTACTTCTTCAGACTACAGTATATTAGGTGGAGGCTCCTTGAGTTATTGGGTTTATCCTTCATTTACAGGAGCACCTAATTATATGGAATCCATAGGTAAAAGGTCGTCAGCTGGTTTTCAAGTAACCCACATTAAATCTGGTTCTACATACAATGTTAGTGTTTACAATCACGCATTTAATGGCGGGTTTCCAGTTATTAACTTACCTACAGAAAATCAATGGTACTTAATAACTATTGTTTTCCACGCTTCGGGCGGGGCTACATTATACAAAAATGACGGAGCGAGCGGATCATCAGGAACTGGTCAGACAAGCACTAAGACAGGTTATTCATACACTGAAGACGCTAGTGCTCCTCTCTATATCGGTCGTCATCCCTCTGTATTATCCAGGTGCTATAAAGGTCTTATCGATGAGTTTGCAATTTTCAATAGCGAGCTGACCGCATCTGAAGTAGCAGCTATCTATAACTCAGGAGTAGCTGATGATTTAGCATCCTACAGTCCTACTAGCTGGTGGAGAATGGGCGATAATAACAATGGAACCGGAATAACCATAAGCAATCAAGGCAGCGGTGGAAACGACGCTACACTTACAAACGGTCCTACATTTTCAACAACTGTACCTTCTTAATAATTATGAGCACTAGACAATATGTAATTCTAAATGCTGATGAAGTAAGCACTGTCAACTTTGACGATGTCTTAGAAACATCAGTGGACACACTAAGATATAATCTAACAGGAGATCAGACCTTTGTTAAATATGAAGGTGCTAAACCACGATGCTTATACGGCAAAGATACACTCAGTCAATCGGCTATGCTTACTGTACTGGCTGATGAATCGTGGACTCAAAATATCGAGGAGCTATAAGGCATGGCTAAATTAGACACAGTTACATCATCCACCCGTCCCGCTTCTCCTGTTGCAGGTAAAGCTTACTACGAGACGGACACTAATAAAGTTATCATCTGGACTGGTTCTGAATGGACAGAACTAAATTCTGACGGTACTGCTTAACTTTAACCACAAACCATAACTATAATATTATGCCAGATACATCATCTATATTCTATCAAATCGGTCAATCGACCAAAAGTGCTATTGCAGCAGAAGAAACAAGAGCGTTGGCTGCTGAAGCTACCCTTCAATCAAACATTGATTCGGAAGCTTCCAGCCGTGCTAGTGCCGACTCTACTCTGCAATCTAACATCGACAGCGAGGCTTCAAGTCGTGCGTCTGCTGACTCTACCTTACAAGGTAATATTGACAGTGAAGCAAGCAGCAGAGCTTCAGCTGACTCCGCTCTTCAAAGTGAACTAGACGCTACTCAAACTGGTGCTGGTCTTGGAGCTGGTGGTTCTTATTCCGCTAACTCTTCCACCAACTACTTAACGACCGCTGGTTCTTTGGTTGCAGCTGACGAAGCTCTCGACGCTCAAGTTAAAACCAATGCTGACGCTATCTCGACTGAGTCCAGTGCTCGTGCATCCGCTGATACAGCTCTCCAGTCAAACATTGACAGTGAAGCTTCTTCTCGTGCTGCTGCCGATTCGACCTTACAAAGCAACATTGATGCTGAAGAAACCGCTCGTCAGTCCGCTGACAGTACTCTTCAATCCAATATTGACTCTGTGGCAACTGCTAGAGCTTCTGCTGATACTGCCCTTCAAGGTAACATCGACGCTGAAGAGACTGCCCGTATCGCTGCTGTTAGTGGTGAAGCTACTGCCCGTGCATCTGCTGACACGACTCTTCAGTCGAACATCGATTCCGAAGCCTCCACTCGTGCAGCTGCTGTTTCCAATCTTGAAAGCACCAAAGCTAGTCTTGCAGGAGCTGCTTTCACCGGAGATGTTAGCGGAACCAATCTTGTACTTAGCGGAAACTTAACCGTTCAAGGTACAACTACCTCCATCGAAACCACCAACTCCCAAGTATCTGACGCTATCATGCTTCTCAATAACGGAGCTGGATCGTCTGCTAACAACGGTAACGACGCTGGTTTTATCATTGAGCGTGGTTCTTCCGACGACGGAAACATCGCTGCTGTATACGACGAAGGTGAAGACAAGTTCGCTTTCTACAAAACTTCAGCTAACGCTTCTTCTGTTGACATCAGCGGAGACGACAGCAGTGCTGTATTGATCGATGTTAAAGCTAACGATGTCGTTCTTGGAGACGGTAACAACTTGGGTTCATTGGCTGACTTTACAGCTGCAATGGCTTAATTGAGTTAATAACACCAGATGAGTACGAAAGAGAAAAAGGGTGATATGTCATCTGTAACTTTTCGTCTCAAACGGTCACAAAAGAAGGATGTTGCTGGCATCGCTAATAAACTGGGTGTCAGCACATCCACTCTTTTACATACATGGGTAACCAGAATCCTCAATAATATGAACGGACTAGGTGACCATGCTGAAATGCCGAGAGATAAATAAAAGATAAGTTTACTCATATCGAATATTAAGAGGGCAGTCTAGTTGGTTGGGCTGTCCTCTTTTTATTTACAAAGATAACAAAACTGATATACAATAGATATTATGTTAAGTCATACCGAAGGAAGTAAGATGCACGATCAAATAGCTTGTGCGTATCGTAACTGTATAAAAGTAATGGACGCAGAAGGTGTGTACAACGCTGCACTGCTTAACGGAGCTAGACAGTTCCTAAAGGATAACAATGTTGTTATGGACTCCGGAGTAGGCACACCATTAGATGCGTTAGCTAATGACTTAAATACTTTACCATTTGAAGAAGAAGAAACACCAAGAGATACCGCCCAAACTACGGGACTTTAGAAACTTCCTGTACCTGGTTTGGAAGCACCTTAATCTACCAGACCCAACAACGCTACAATACGACATCGCTGAGTACCTGCAAAACGGTCCAAAGCGGTCTGTTATCATGGCGTTCCGTGGGGTGGGAAAATCCTGGATTACGAGTGCTTTTGTAGTACATCAGCTACTGCTGGACCCATCTAAGAACATACTTGTTGTATCAGCATCTAAGAATCGAAGCGATGACTTCTCTACATTTACCTTGCGAATCATTCAGGAGATTCCCATTTTACAAGGATTAAAGCCATCAGAGAACCAACGATTCAGTAAGATTGCTTTTGATGTAGGACCTGCTCC